ATCAATTATCCACGGGTTGCCATGGGAAGAGGCAAAGTGGGTTGATTCTGTAAATTTAACAAGGGATCAGTTGATACAAAACGCAATTGAAGAGAAGGCATTGTACGCTCATATAGAGCATTACTTAGATGAGGATGAGGACGAGTATAGTTGCCAACCTGCCGCACGAGATAGTGGTATCTATTATTGTTTTAAAAAAGAGCATTTTGTCATATCAACATATGGTAATGGGGGGTATCCAAGGGATAGAGAATACATACCAGAAGGCCAACCAATAACTTTAAGTAGGGTATTACAAGCTTTGGATAAACTAGGGTGGAAAATGACAGCTGACGGTGACTTGATAGGTGTTTATGATGGTTATTTTGAGTGTGATTTTGTATCATTTGATTGTGAGCATATCCAAATAAAATGGAAACTTCTAAAAGAAGACAAAAACACAGCAACCACTGAAGATCAGAGTGAAGAGACTACAACAGTATTAACTAATATATTTTTTTGAAACTAAAACAAACAGCAAGTGAGCTAAAAGAGTTAATGCTAGATAGTAAGGGTTTTTTGTTTTGTCAGAAATGTTTTAGGTCTGATAAGTCTTTAGAGTTACATCACATTGTATACCGAAGCGAAGCACCTAAGCATATTAATCTACACCATGTGAACAACCTAACAATGATCTGTAAGGATTGTCACACCTGGTATCACTCTAATAAACAAAATAGATCAGGGATAATTGAGAAAAGGAGACTATGGGAGCAATTCCCGATAAAACTAAGGAAATATAAATAAAGTATTGTTTTTAATGTAAATCTAGTGTAGTATAGTAATGTAGTAAATATAAATAATAAAAAACAATGGAAAGAAAAAAATTAGGTACATATGTCGGTGGTGCTTTAATAGTGCTGGGAGTCATATTTGGTTTGGTAGTTACATACTCAACCAGTAGCGCTAGTGATGCTTCTAGTCAGGTACAAATTGCAAAGTCAAACTTCTTTGTTATATCAGAGCAGTTATGTATGGCAAAACTAGAGGAGTATAAGGAAATGATAGTTAACGATGATGATCAAGTTACTGCTATGGTAGCGGGTTCAGAGATAGATAGGCTAGGAAGCAAAGAGGGTTGTAATAGCTTTTTATCTGATGTTTTATTGAGTGCGACTGTAGACACGGGAAAGTAGTAGAGGAGGTTGTATTGGCGAACCCTCCCGCCATTATAGTAGAAGAGGTAGTTGTAGACTACCCTGTAGCATTACCTGAAAAAATAGTAGAAGAGGCGTTCCAGTCTCCAATAGAGTTAGAAAAGTTTTGGCAATGGAAGGGTAGGGAAAACGAAGGTTGGAAAGTTGAAGCTTTGAAGCTGGCAAGTGAGGTGTCTGGAAACAACCTAGACTTCATTAGAAAGATTACAGGAGAGAATGGAGGTATGGATCACACGTTGCAGTCCAGAGTTGTAAAAAACGGAATTAGAGAGGATAGCTGGGGTTATTGTCAGATTCATAGGCAGTGGCATTCAGCTATTGTGGACGACCCAAGATTCTTTACAGACAAACGTTGGCAGATGGAGAATTGTTTCCGATTATGGAGTGGCGGAACAAAGTTTTATGCACCAAAAACGCCCGCTAGTGAATTCTATTTAAAAGATATACATGAAATATAAGGAAAAGAAGTTAAGCACGTTAGACAGTTTACATAGCCTAGTTTTAACACGATCAGAGCATACTGAAAGCGTAAAGATGGATATGTTGATGCTAATACATGAAATAAAACAAAAAATTAACCAAGAGATATATGACGAGCAAAAAGAGCGCAAAGCTATATATACAGTACCTAGGAAACCACTACCCTAAACGTTTTGATGATGATATAGATTTCATTAATGATGAGCCTATACCTAAAACTAAGCTTGTCGGGATGTTAATTTCTAAATACCACGACGATAGAAGGGCTGGTAATATTAAACAGTATGATAAAGTTAAAACAGACTGGAACCTACATAACTACCAGGTATGAAAATACAGTTACATAATGCGGTAGTTGAAAAAATACAAACAATGGCGGATGGATCTATACAGGTCCGTCTGGGTTTGCCAGAGTTACCACCCGAGCAAATGACTCAGTTGTTTTCTAACATGAATAAGTCAACAAATGTAATAGAGGTTAACCAAGTAACGGACGGTAAAAGCCCATCTCAAAGATTAAGATCTGTATTATATGTGTTATGGCAGACTGAATATAAAGTAACTTATCCAGAGTTTGCAGTGTTCTATGCCTCTAAGATGGAGAACTGGATAAATAAGATTAAAGAAAAACTAGTTTAAATAATAAATATGATTAAGCGAAACGGTAAAAATCTTTATAGTGTAGAGGATGTAGCCAGAAGACTTAATAAGAGTGTATCATCTGTATATAGGTTGATTAAAAATTATAAGTCTTTTTTAGTAGGAGAGTATATTAAGACCAAAGGGGAGGGTCAATATAGATCTTCACTTCATTTATCAGAGAGTGGTGTGGCAAAACTAATAAACTTAAAAGGACAAGCCACATCTAATCAATTTTCAAATGCGCTTAGCGCAAATGAGAATGAACTTGCTTTTAAAAATCATTTAGCTGAAAAGGCAATAGAGGCAAATAAACCACAGTATGAAGTTGCAACCACTGGAAAGCTAAGTCAAACTATTAAGGCTTTGTTGGCAGTATGTGAGATAGCAGAACAAAACCAACAAGAAATTAAACAGTTAAAGGGAGACGTGGCCATGCTTAAAGGTGACACAGCTAATTATCCCATCCGTAAAGGACAAAGGGATATTCTTAATGAAAGAGTCAGGCGGTTCTCTTACAATGCAAAAGTGCCATTTCCTAAGGTATGGAAAAAGCTACACGAACAAGTAGGGCGTAGATCGCTACATAGTTATGTTTTTGAGGATTATAAGTTAGCAATTAGTCTGATAAATGAATGGAGTAAGCTTTATGAATTAGATTTTTAAATAAGATTAAAGAAAAGCTAGCGTCTACCCCGTGGACAATGTTAATCAAATGGCTTATAATAGGCATGTAAAAAAATAGTAAATTAAAGAAAAACAATGGAGATAAGATTAGTACCTGTAAGTGAATTAAAACCATACCGTAAGAACGCTAAGAAGCACCCTAAGACTCAAATAGATGCGGAGGCTTACACTGGAGAGAAAGCAATTAAACTTAATTAATATGACTAGAGAAAAGAAGCCATCAAAAAAAGCAGTTATTAGACCAAAAAAAGGTCAGTCAGGTAAGGCTTTCACTAAAGACGAAAGAGCCAATATAATTGATGGCGTAGAAAAATATATGTTACTAGGTTACGATTTAAAGAAAGCCTGCACAATGGCGAGGGTAACGTATACCACAGTTCACCAATGGTACTCTAAAGACGAAAGCTTGCGTATTAAACTAGACGCTGCAAAATGGTCTGTATCGGGTAAAGCAAGAGCTAATATTGCACATTCAGTAAGCAAGGGTGATATTAAGGCCTCACAGTATTGGTTGGAAAAGAGGGATAGAGATTTTGAAGCACGTGTTGTGAGTGAGATAAGAGGATTTAACTTCAACATAAATGACGCAAGCAACGGACATAAATTGGACTCCGACGAAACCTCAAGCTGAGGCATGGAAGTTATTAACTGATTCTACTACTATAGAGGTGGCTTTTGGTGGTGCTGCTGGTGGTGGTAAGTCTTTTTTAGGTTGTTTGTGGATCGTGTACAGTTGTTTGAGATACGATGGAAGTAGATGGCTTATTGGAAGGTCAGAGCTAAAAGCATTGAAAAAGACGACACTTGTTACATTGTTTGCGGTTCTGAAATTGTTCCAGTTAAAAATTGGTGAAGATGTTATATATAATCAACAAGATGGGGAATTACTTTTTACATTGAATGGAAGTAGGATTATCCTTGTAGATTTAAAATATTATCCATCAAAGGACCCTGAGTTTGATAATTTGGGTTCTTTAGAGATCACAGGGGCTTTTATAGATGAAGCTAGTCAAATTATAGAGAAGTGCAAGAGTATAGTCGGATCAAGATGTAGGTATAAACTTGATGAGTTTGGTTTAATACCCAAGATATTATACACATGTAATCCAACTAAAAACTGGGTTTATAAGCAGTTTTATCTACCCAATAGGGAGGGTAGTATACAGAAACAGCGGGCATTTGTTCAGGCTTTAGCTAGGGATAACATAAACGTATCAATACATTATATTAAGCAGTTGCAAAGGCTTGTAGGGGCAAGTAAAGAGCGATTGTATTTTGGTAACTGGGAATATGATGACGACCCTACTAGGTTATTTGAGTACGGCCATTTGCAGTCTATGTTCTCTAATTCTGTTAATGAAGTACATAAAAAAATATATAAATATTATATCAGTGTTGATGTGGCACGTTTAGGCTCAGATAAAACTGTTATATGCGTTTGGTATGGACTAGAGGTTATAAAAATTATAAAGATGGATAAATCTACAGTTTCACAGGTTTGTGATAGAGTTCACTCTTTATCTGCTTTTTATAATATACCAAGGTCAAGAGTTATAGCGGATGAGGACGGTGTTGGTGGTGGTGTTGTTGATATGTTGAAATGCAAAGGGTTCATCAATGGTAGTAGTCCTAAAGGACAAACTAACTACCAGAATCTAAAAACTCAATGCTACTTTATGCTAAAGGCTTTAGTAGAGCAGGGTAGGATTGGTATTAAGCCAAGGGATTATATGGAAGATATTATTGAGGAAATGAGTCAGATAAAAGAGATTGATGCGGATAAGGATGGTAAAATCAAAATTATTAAAAAGAGTGAGTTGATAAAAACGTTAGGTAAGTCACCAGATTATGCAGATGCTATCATGATGAGAATGTTCTATGAGTTAGGTCAAAATAAAAACGTTTCATTGTCAATGGTAAACAGTTATAATAAAGCTGAAACAGTTTTCGGAGATATATACAATCAACAATTCTAATATATGAGCAAAGAAACGCAAAAGGCATACGATGATACTCAAAACAGTCTATTAGATGCCACTAGGTCACAGTTAAGTAATATATATGGTCAAACAGGTACTGAAGAGTATAGTGGTTATTTTATGGTTGAGCCTAATCATAAATGGAGAGATGAAACTCGTATAGAATTAGTTGAAGAGATGAGGCGAACAGACTCAGCTGTGAAAGCTGCTGAGAACGCTGTGAAAGTCCCTTTGTTAGCTACTAATTGGAACATAAATACTAAAGCTAGTGATGATAAGGGAGAAGAGATACGTGAGTTTATACAACGTAACCTTTTCGATTTAGAAAACAGAACATGGAAGGAGTTGTTGAGAGAAGTTTTATCTTATTTATCTTTTGGTCATTCAGTGTTTGAACCTATATTTGATATAGAGGATTCTATGATAGTTTTAAAAGATTTAGCACCTAGGGTTCAATCAAGTATTTCTAAATGGAAAACTAAAAACGGTGAACGTGGAATCCAACAATCTATTTTAAATGATAGTGGGGTTTTATCTGTAGATATACCAATGAGCAAGCTATTAGTCTTAACGAACGATAAAGAGGGGGATGATTTAACTGGTCAATCAATATTTAGGTCCTCTTATAGATCTTATTACATGAAAACAAACCTATATAAGGTCCAAGGTATACAAGCAGAGCGTTGGGGGGTAGGTTTGCCTGTTGTAAAAATGGGTGTCGATGTAGTTGTAGGTAAAGATGAGAAGGATAAGGCAGAAGAGTTGGTTAGAAATATAAGGTCCAATCAAAAAGGTTTTGCGGTTCTGCCTCCAGGGTACGAGTTAGATATATTAACTCCTTCAGGTAATCCAATAGGTGACTCTATTGAGAAAGCCATTGAACACCATAATAGACAGATTGTATTATCTATATTGGCACAATTCTTAATGCTAGGTAGTAGTTCAGGTGGTTCATTTGCTTTATCAAAGGATCAATCAAGTTTTTTCCTTAAAGTGTTAGAGGATAAGGCTAGTTACATATCAGAGCAATTCAATAAAAAGATTATAAAGCCGTTGGTTATAATGAATTTCGGAGAGCAAGAGTTTTACCCTGAATTATCTCATGAACCTCTAGGCGATACTGATTTACCTGAAATGTCAAAGGTTGTAGCTGATCTATTGAATTCTGGAGCTATTACAAAAAACAGTGCTGATGAGAAATACATTAGATCAATCTTTGGTTTTCCAGAGTTGAGCCAGGAGCAAGAGGAGAAAATAGATAATCCATTAGTAGAAGAGCAAGAAAAAAAAAAGTCTATACTCAAGGATCAAGATTGTCAGATAGTATCTTTACAGGATTATAAACCGTGGCGACCCTTAACTTTAGCTGAGAAAAGAGTTAACTTTATTAAGTTAAATGAAGAGTTTAACAACTTAGAGGGAGAGGTAAAGAAGGGTATGGCGGCAATAACAGGGAGGGCTGTAGCAAGCCTACTTAGTAAGATAAAAAAGTTACTTGACGCAGGGGATGTGGCGAAAATAGCGGATATAAAGATAGGTAGTAAGCCAGAGATAAGAAAGGTGATTAATGATGTAGTTAAGCAGTCGTTAGCGGTTGGTAAATCTACAGCTAGTCAAGAAATGAGTGTTAAGCCACCATCAACCCCAAGTATAGTTGTCCAGGCTAACAAACTAGAGTCTGATTTAATTACAGATTCTTATGCTAATAGCATAGAAGGTGAGTCAAAGGGTTTCATAAGAGATGCTGTTTTAACTGGAGCGACTACAGCAGCTATCATTGCGGGACTTAGATCAAGGTTAGCGGATAAAACGGCTCAAATGATTAACAATACAGCTGGTACTATCGTTGGTCAGAATATAAACCGTGGGCGTGACGTGGTTTATCAAGAGTACGTTCAGCAGATATATGCACTCCAGAGATCGGAGTTTTTAGATAGTAAAACTTGTAGTTTATGCTTATCTTTAGATAAAAGAGTGGTAGGTATGGACGACCCAATGGCAGAGTTAACTTTAGTCCATACTAACTGCCGTGGTATATGGACAGTTGTATTAGTTAATGACACTGAATTACCCCCTATTACTGGAATACCCAAGTCTATAGTAGCTAGGTTTGATTTAGTTGGAGGTAGTCCAATTAAAAATTCATTTAGACAGTTAAAGAAACCTACAAATGTAAAGGGTAACAAGGAAGCGACTGTAGAAATTAAAAAAAGATCTAATGCATAAAAGAATACAGGTCCAACAAAAGAGCGGATTGATCAAATTAGATTTATCAGATTATACTTGTGAGAATAGAGTTTATATTCAATGGAAAAAAGAACATGGCGTTTGTGGTAAGTTATTACTTAGGGCTCATTTATCAGACACCAGTTGTATAGAAACAGTATGTCCTAGATGTAGAAGTTTACAGGTTATAAAAAAGAACGTATAATAAAAGCAAAGAACTCCTGGGAGAGTCGTATATAACAAATATATATGGCTAAACAGTTACTAGCGTTCAAATATCTTTCAGAGGTATCAATGGACAATCAAGGGGTTTCAGAAGTTGAGGTTTTACGTATTGGAACTATCCATGATCGTGGCTTTAATATTACTTCTAAAATGCTTGATGATTACGTAAGTAATTTTGAGGCAAATGTTTATGGGACAGATATACAGGTTAACCTTGAACATAATAGAGGCAGTGAGGCGGCAGGTTGGGTAACAGCATTATATCGTAAGGGTACTAAGTTAATGGCTACCGTTGAATGGACTGAGTTAGGTCAAAACAAAATATCTAAAAAATTATTTAGGTTTGTTAGTGCTGAATTAGCTCCAGAATTCAAGCACCATGCTGATGGTAAGGATTTCTTTAATGTATTCATAGGTTTAGCATTAACCAATACACCCGCGTTAAAAGGACAAGAGGCTTTAGCTTTGTCGGAATCATTACAAACAAAATTTAATCAAAATGATATGGGAATTGAAAAAAAACCAGTTGAAAACACTGACGTAAAAACAGAAGTAGTAGAGGATGAGGTAAAGAAAGAAGATGTAGCTGTAAAAAAAGAGGAAGTTACAGAAACTGTAAAAACAGAAGTAGTAGAGGATGTTAAACTATCTGATGCTAGCAATATGATTGCTTTAGCAGAGTTTACTAAACTTCAGGAGGAACATAAGGCTTTAAAGCAAGAAGTAGAGACTAAATCTTTAAATGACTTAGTTGATAATAGTTTAATGCTTTCTAGTAGCAATAAGAGCGGGTTTGTAAAAGAACAAAGAGCCGATGTATTTGAATTTGTAAAAGCTTTAACAGAAGAACAAAGAGCACAGTTTATTAAATTATCTCATGAAGTTCGGACTGTAGAGCTAGGAGCTATAGGGTCAAATCAAACGCCTAAACCTAAGGTAGGAACTTATCAAGAAAAAGTAGTTGATAGAACTGAGGAACTTTTAAGTGCAAACAAAGGTATGGGAATTGAGGAAGCACAAAATTTAGCAATGGCTGAACTAAAAAATAATATTTAATTTATAAAAATGGCTGAACTATTAACAGTATCAGAGCAAGGTTTACTAGAATTATCATTGCCTACAGAGGTAGATCTATCGTCACTTCAATATCACTTTGTGAAATTGGATGTAAACGGAATGGTTGTACCATGTGGAGCTAATGAAAAACCACTAGGGATCTTACAAAACGATGTAAATGGAACTGTGGTTGAGAGAACAGCAGTTATAATGATTCAAGGTATTTCTTACCTAGCAATCGGTGAAACAGTTGCTTTTGGTCAACAATTGACTTCAACAGCAGGTTCAAAAGGTGAAGTAGTAGACGCAGCAGGTGAAGAAATTGGAGCTAGATCATTAGGAGCATACGCTTCAACTCAAAATGCAGTTGTACAAGTTATGTTCGGTAAAGCACAATCTTCAGACGCATAATAACAATTTAACAAAACAAAATCATGGGTCCATCATTAGGAGCAGCTAAGGTAGATAAGATCTTGACTCAAGCGAGTCTAGCTTATAGACCAGAGGGTTTAATATCTGATATACTATTACCCTCTATCAAGGTTAAGGAGAAAACAGGATTGTTCGCTAAATACGGTAAGGAAAATTTAAGAACTTACGAGGGTTCTCTATTTAGAGCACCTGGAACTAGAGCTATGACTATGGATTACACTGTTTCTCAAGGTAATTACGTATGTAGAGAGAAGTCTATTGAGAAACTTGTACCAGATGAGCATATGAACAACACGGACGAGCCATATAATGCTAAAAGAGACGCACTTTGGGTTGCTCAAGACAATATTGCATTAAATAAAGAGGCGGCACTTGCTAATGCTTTAAGCGATACTTCTGTAATGGTTAACAATACAACTCTTACAGGGGCAGACCAATGGACAGACCCAACTTCAACGCCAATTCAAGATATTGAAGCTGGTTTATCAGTTATTACAGCTGGAACTGGTAAAGTTCCAAATGTAATAGCAATGGGGTTTGATGTTTATAAAGCTCTTAAATCTCATCCACAAATACAAAATCTTACAGCTGGTGTTAACACTGGTGGGGTGATTTCAGAAAGCAGATTTGAAACTATTATTAAAGAACACTTTGGTGTAGAGGAAGTTCTAATAGGAAAGGCAGTTATTAATACAGGTAAACCTGGAGAACCTGATTCTATGGGGTACGCATGGGGTGGTAACTTCTGGGCTTTCAGACGAAGTTCTAGACCTTCCCTAGCTAGTGCTAGTTTCGGTTATACAATCTATGATGTACCTACAACTGTAGATACTTATAGAGAGGAATCTAAATTATCAGATGTCGTTAGAGTAAGAGAGTCATACGCTCAAACTATAATGGATACTCAACTAGGATATTTAATTAAAGATGCAGTTTAATCTTTATACGGCTCTACCTTAGACGGTAGGGCTTAATAAACATTTAACTGAGAAACATGCACCCTACAATAGATTACACTGATATTACAAAGGCTGATATTCAAGCAAAATTAGATAAGAAAGGTGTTAAATACACAACTAAAGATAATAAGGATGATCTTATAGCAAAACTAGAGGGTCAGGTTGAGGATACAGACGTTGCAACGGTAAAGATGGTTGAGGATACGGTAGGCGGTTACAAGTTAGCTAGAAATGTGAAATACAAAGGTATTTTTTACAACATAGGCGATTCTGTTGAACTGGATACTATAGATGTGAAATACTTCAAAGAAAAACAACTAATAAAATAAAAATGGCAATTGAATTTAAAAGAAGTTATGCGGTAACCGATAACAATGTGCGTTCTGATGGAGAGCTTACTAAGGTAATGGATGCATTAACGACTGAGGGTTTTAGCTCTAACTACAGGGGCGCTAGTTTTGCAGCGGTTAAAGTGGTTATATTAGCCACTGGAGTAAGCGGAGCTTCAACTTTTAAATTTTGGTCTTCAAGTCAAGCCTTAGAACCAGATTTTACAAACTCACCTAGTGATACTAACTTAATAGCTCTAAACACAGTTATTAATACAGCAAACCCTTCTGGAGCCGACTCCTCAAGTGCAGTGGCTAGTTTCGATATTGATGCTGACGGTGTATTTGAGTTTGTTTACAATGACAACTATGCAAGATGGTTCAATGTAGAATTAAATGCACACTCAGGTGGAACTTTCACAGTATTATTTATTGGATCTAACTTATAAAAAACGATGGTATTAATCACTAGCACGAACAGGATACATATAGGTAGATCAAAGCCGTTTTCAAGTGGCCAAGTAATAGAGAATTGGACTCCTTCAGATATGCCAAGTAATGAAATGAAGGTAGGTTTAGATATCACAGATGAATTTGCTGTAACATTGAACGCTGGTAGTGTTTCAAATGTATTAGATATGACTGGAAATGGTAACGATGGTTTTGAGGCAGTAGGAAGTAATCAAGGTGTTTATAAAGATGGTTCTGCTGGTTATAAGTGTTTAGATTTAAGTGATCCAGAGTCTGCTGGTTTAAGAGTTCCTAATCTAGGACTTACTACAGGTGCTACAGTTATCGTGGTATGGAAGTCAGTATTATCAGACAATTTCATAATGTTAGGAACGGATACCACAGAGGTATACTTAGGACTAGGTTCAGAAAACAACACAAGTCTTTCAATCGATAGAGACTGTGGCGATCCCGTTTATTGGAAGAATGGAGGTATGAACAATATAGTGAGTAGAGGTGATATTTATGATTCATATGGTTCAGATGAATTAAGTATATTTGAGGCTAGAGAGGTTGATATGTCTTCATGGACTGGAGATTTAAGACTAGGGTTTGGTCCATTCAGCACTTCTTTTGATTTACAAGGAGAGCTTTATGAATTCTATGTGCTAACGCCAGAAGTAACAGACGAGAATAGAGTTAGGTTAAGTGGATATCTTGCTCATAAGTACGCTTTACAGGCTAAGTTACCATTAGGTCATCCCTACAAAACTAACCCGCCAACTACAGCCCCTTTAACAAAGTTTACACCGTTTATCATTGGTATGGAGTTAGTTTTAAATCCTCAAATAGCAGACTCCGTTCAACTTAACGGAGTTAATGTTTCAGGAATGGAGAATACCTCTAGTAAAGAATACGGAAAATTCATACAAGATAACAGTGTTCAACAAGCTTTATATAATTTGAATGATGCAAATGCTAATGGCTTAAGAACATTAGATACTAAAGGTAAAAATAAAGGTGGTGTAGAAACTACTGATGATGTTCAGTATGCAGATGCTTATTTTGCAGTAAATTATAAGAATGGTACGGAGTCTACATTTGAAAATTATAACACTCTATTACGAAACAACGACGACACTAGTCAAAGGCTCATGGGAGATGATGGCGATGATGTTTGGTACAGCATTAATACCATGAATGGGGCGGCAGAGATTAATGGTAGAGCAGAGTCTACAAAAGCCTTGCCAATGCCGTTTGGTAGTTTGAGGATGCAAGGGGAAATTACTGATAAAGGTGTTGTTACTGTATTGTTTAATGAAAGTTCTGGAGTGAGAGCGTGGGAGGGTTCAATGGCGTATATGGCTTTATCAAAAACTGTATTATCTCGTGAAAATGCAGACAAAACTATTGCTTACATACATCATGAGTGTGGTATCCAAAGTGACTTACCTCTAGGGAATCCATACAGAACGACTAGACCTACTTTAAATGATCCTACATGGACGCCATGGCAGCTAGAGCCTCTATTATGGCTTACTGCTACATCTGATGCTATCACGCTTAATGGTAGTGATGCTTCACAAGTTGATGACAGGGCTAGAAATAGCAATAACATGGAGCAATCAACGGCGGCAGACCAACCAGGGTACGATTCAACAAACAATAAACTTATCTTTACGGGTACAGAGTCCCTTACATCAGGAGACGTTGATACATTCAAATCTCTACATGAAACGGGCGGAACTTTAGGGTTTAGATTTAACCTAGCTGACGTAAACACTGATGCACTGATGGCTTTATTCACAACCCAAAGACCTACATCGGGAGATAAGGGGGTATTCATAGCTATTGACGATAGAGGAACAAACGAAAACGCGGTTTACGTAATCGTGGGGCGTGGGATAAGTGGTTCAGCAAACGTTGCTTATGGAGTAATAGATGGAAGCTCCTCTTTGCCAATTTCAGATACAGGTGATCACACTTTGATTGTTACTTTTGATGCCACAAATATGAAAATCTATTTCGATGGAGTCCTAGAGTATACGATTGCACTTAAGAATGCTTTTGCTACAGGCCCTTCAAGCGAAATTGGAGCTTTAGGAGCAGATGCAAATGGAGACTGGGGGTTAGAAGGTGGGATTGGTAAAGTAACTATCTCAAACGACAAACTAGATGATGCAGGGGCATTACAATTACATAATTATTTAAACTCATAATATGAAATACTTAAGATTTAAGACTGAA